TCAGGCCGTCCCGGCGCGGCATCGCGCGTATCCGCGGGATATCAGCCGGCCCTGGGCGAGCACGCGCGCTTCGGCGTCTTGCAGGTCGGTGAGCGCATCCTCCACCGCCCGAACGAGGGCGGCCCAGGCATCGCCGGAGGCGGCCCGGTGATAGGCCAGGGCGATCACCTCGGCCTCGGACAGACGGATCTCCACAGACGGTTCGTGCCGTTGGGCATGCATCCGGATCACAACCTCGACTAGAACACATCGGGAACAAAGCCCGATGGTGGGGCGTGGTTCAATGGCCGTGTCGGATCCCGCGGAGATCGCAGTGGGCACGTGTGGAGAGGTCGGGAAAACGCCAATGCCGCGGAGGCTTTATCGCTTCCACTGCCTGGGAGGCGGTGATGCCGTGTTCGACCTGCAGGGGCGGTGGCTGTCGAGCATCCGCGAGATCCGGCAGCACGCGGACCGGGTGGCGCTGGGCCTGATGGAGGGGGGCGGCTGTCAGGACTGGACCGTGTGGTCGGTGGACGTGCGCGATGCCGCAGGCCGGCCCGTGCTGTTCCGCGCGTTCACTGCGGTACGGGTCGGCAGCAAGTCGGCGTAAGGACGGGAGCCGCACCATGGCGATGACGACCAGCTTCGTGGTGCAGCCGTTCGAGATCCACCGCAAGCGCCTGCGCCCGGCCCGCCAGGAGCCGGCGCAGACGGAGAGCGGCGCGCTGAAGAAGGCCGAGACCCTGGCCAAGCGGATGCCTGGCGCGGCGGCGCTGAAGGTGGTGGCCGACGACGAGACCGGCGAACTGGAGGGCGTCACGATCCTCGGCCAGTGGGGCGAGGTGCCGGACGACTTCGCCGAGAGCCTGCAGGGCTGAGCGTCAGCCGCGCCGCTTGGCGGCGAACTCCCAGACCGGCGGTCCCCAGGTCTGACCCGGCTTGGTCCGGTCGACGCAGAAGCGGTCGAACACGATCCGGTTGGGCTCCACGGCGATCGCCGGCCGGTCGTTAACCATCAGGGTGCCCGCATACACGACGCGCAGGACGCCGTGCTCCGGGTGACCGCCGAATAACGGCTCGGCCGTCCAGCCGAGCCGAGGCGCCTCTGCGCCGTGCCGGTCGAGGAAGGCCAGCGCGCTCGTCCGCATCGCCGACCATCTCGCCGGCAGGAGATACCGGCACGGCGAGGCGCCCTCGAACAGGCGCGCGATTTGATCGCGCCAGCAGAAGGTGGCGGGCAGTACGGTGCGCCGATCAAGTCGGTGCGGGCGCTTCAGGGGCTCGGGCCTGTCGAGGAGCGAACACGGTTCGGACCCTGCGCGGCGCGATGGTTCGTGATGCCGCCCGGATGCGATCTGCTCGCAGAGATCGGGACGGGTCAGCCACCTGAGACTTAAAGGTCACGCGCCGCGTGCTCTCCGAGTTGGATGCGCAATTTCAGGCTTGCGGAACTATGTCCCTGTGAGTGTATAGCAGTATTATCAGTCGCAACCGAAATTGGTTCGATGTTGGATATTTGGCAGAACTCATGTTCGAATTCAGAGGCTACAATATCCCTATCGATCTATTGAACATGACGGGAGGTGGGACCGACAGCTTCGAGGCTATTTCCGACGGTCATATATATCTCCTGAGGGAAATGTTGCGTCTTGATAGCAAGCACAATGTCTTGGAGATCGGCTGCGGCATTGGTCGCGATGCCATTCCATTGACGAAGGTCCTGAGTGATCAAAGCAGATATCTTGGCATTGACATCATCGAAAGATCAATCAACTGGTGCAACGAAAATATTAACGCAAAGTATTCAAATTTCAAATTCGTACATTTCGATATCAAGGACCAGTTGCACAATCCTCATGGAACACGAACCCTGGACGAGTTCGAAATTCCTTGCGCATCAGACTCGATCGATCGAATAATATTGTGGTCGGTGTTCACGCACATGGCAGAACATGATATCTCATTTTACCTCAAGGAATTCAGGCGGGTATTGAAGCCGGGCGGGTTGGTCTTCGCCACCTTCTTCATCATTAACGACGAAATCGCCGCATCGGCGCGTGCGACGAACCGGACGATTTTCGATCTGCGCTTCGAGCATCTTTACGCCGATGGCTGCTTCATCAACGATCCTGTTCACCCGATGGGTGCTGTTGCTTACACCGTGCCGAAGGTCAGGCAGATCGTCGAGGCGAGCGAACTCAAATTTCGATACCCGATCCTGTTCGGATCATGGTCTGGGCTGTTCCCATCGTCAGCGACCGACGCGGGCCAAGACGCTCTCGTGCTCTACAAGGCCTAGGGCTGCGGCTAAGGGGCCGTCACAGTGAAAGCGCCACGCGGCGGCTGCCGGCGGAACTGAAACAAAGAAGAGTGCCTCGGCCGAAGCCGGGGCTATCAAACGGGCGCGATCTGGGGGCCGTCCCCCATTTGGAGCACCGGCTCGCCAGGCCCCGATAGGCTCCCTGGACAGGGAGAGCCTGATCTCACCAACGTCTGGGCCGGGCCGATACGCAAGGCGGCTCGGGCTCAGGACGTCCGCGGCGGTCACCGGGCCATACCGGCCGGGCTCAGGATAGTACCGCACCGGGTATCGGGGCACGAAGCAGCCCAGCGCGGCGGCGAGGCTGAAGATTGGTCCGGGAAGAGGCGGGCAGAGCGTCGCAAGCCGTGGGCTCATTGCCTCACGGACGGCGCAGGCGGGGCCGCAAAACGCGACGTCGTTCATCATCGAGCAGGAATGCGAGCATGAAGGGGCTATGCCGGACGAGAAGGGAATGGAGCGTTACCGACACAGCATCGAGGGGCTTGCGCCGTCGCACTGATCCCAACTGCCGCCTCGTGGAAGAGGCTCTGAAGGCGGGCGGCCGTAGGTAAGCTATTGATCAAGTGCGAGAGCATCGCGGGCCATCCGGCTGACCATAGCTTCACGCTTCGCTTGACGCAGTATGATGCGGGCTGCAGCATGAGCGTTAGCGGCGCGCAGATGAGCCTGCGGGCCGCCGTCACGAACAGCGCGTCGAGCCAAAGCACGGAACCATCGGATATTGGCTAGGGCGACCGCGCGCCGATGCAGAGCGCCTCCTAGGTTGACCGAGGCGGCGGTGATGCGAGTAGACATCCGTCAGATCCGCGGCGGACAACCTACGCTTTCCGCCTAACGCACGCTTCGGAGTACGCTGTGGCTCGAAGCACATCAGTGAGGCATCGCACATTTGAATGAAGGCAGCCGCCCTCGCCACCCTCGCTCTCGTCGCCGCCGCCGATGGGGCGCAAGCTCAGCAGCAGCTTCCGACTGTCCCCGAGCTGCTGACGGCTGAGGTGAAGGCCGCGCAGGCCTGCGAGGGCTCTGGAGATCCGGCCATCATACGGGAACAGTGCCGGCTCCGCGATCGGCTCAGCGGCCGCCTTGCTCAGGCCGGCTACTGTTATGGCCGGAAGGGACAAGCTGAGGGAAAAATGGAATGGCACGCCTGCCAGCCGGATTCGATCTATGAAGACGACATCGAGGCGGTGACGCGCTGAGGATAAAGAGAAGCCTGCCACAGCGTGAGGCTGGGCGGGCCGAGGAGGTTCGTGGACTCAGGAACGAACGCGTCGCGACTGTGGCAAAGGTCGTTCCTAAGCTGCGGCGACTTGACTATTTCCCGCCACCGCTGCCGGTCGAGCCAATGCGCGAGGGCTGCGCCTCGTTGCCGGCCGCCGCAGAGTCCGTAGCGATGCCGTCGGCCGCGCGGCCAGTGGGCGAATAGGTTGCAGCGCCTTCATCGCCCGTCGAGCCAGGCTGGCGCGTTACGACACCGGGAGCGCCAGGCGGCACGATGACGGTGGTGCTGGTGGGGGTCTCGATCACCTGGGCGAAAGCCGGACTTGCCATGGCCGCGATCACAACGACGCCGAAAGCAAGCTTGTTCATGCTGATCTCCTGACGGAATGGGTGCGGCAGGAAACTCCTGTAGCGTTCGGCAACTCGGATTGCGCGCAATCGATCCGGCATGGGTGGGGCGACGATACACCGGTGTGCGCCCGCGCACGCCAGACATGAACAGCAACACGCGTTCGCGGACGCTTCGATCCACGTTCTCCATCGACCGCCCTTGGCTCTGACGAAGTCGCAGTAGGGGTTGCCAACGCCGACCAGCGGCCGAGGAACAGCAGAGTGGCCCGCGGATTGCCCGATCAGTTCATGGAGTAAGACATGCTGACTGGTAGCCTGCTGTGGCTCTTAGGCGTGCCGATCCCCGTCCTCATTCTGATCTGGTTCTTTTTCCTGCGGGGCCGGTAGCCTGCAGCAGCGTACAAAGAAGCCCGCGCCGGAGGACCGGGCGGGCTTGCGTGGCTCAGCTTAGCGGGAAGTGTCAGAAACCCCCTCGGCGCCCGTACCCATAGCCTTGGCCATGTCCGCGCCCGTAGCCATGACCGTACCCCCGCCTGTAACCGTCACCGCGGCCGCGGAAGCGCGGGCCACCATAGCCGCGGCGACCACCGCCGAAGTTGGGGCCGAAACGGGTTCCGCCATAGCCATACTGGACGTCCTGGACCGTGTTCGCCGCCTCGGGGACAGCTCCGATGCCAAACTGAGCCGCGAATGCCTGGACAGGTGTGAGAAACATGCTGGCTGCGAATAGACCGGCGGTGAGTGTCGGTACGTTGAACAAATGCGTATCCCTGGCCACGTCCGCGGGCATGCGTCCGTCGCCTAAACAAACTCGACGGCTTCACTCACTGTTCCAATATAATTCCTCGTTCTTGTGCTGCGTGAGATCATTGAAGTGGTTGCGACCGGCGACAAAATCACAAAAAACGCTCTGCGCCGCGATGCCGAGGCAATGTCGCTATCAGATGATCAACGCTCGCGAGCTTGATATCATTCCGCGGGCACCTTGATCGGTGAGCGAAACAAGGCTGGATCGAAGCGCGCCTGACGGCCCTATCGGCATCGAGCCCCCCATTAACGCCCCGCCAGTCCGATCTTCGCCAGCACGATCCCCCCGAAGGCCAGCAGCGCCGCCGAGGCCAGCCCCCAGCCGATCTTGCGCAGGTCGCGCACCTGTCCGGCGACCTCGGCCAGCCCCTTGGCGGCTTCCGCCTTCGCCCCGTCCACCGCCTTGTCGATCCGCCGCTCGATCTCGTCGCGCGCCACGAAGTGCTCGATGTCGCGCCGGTAGGCCACGCCCTCCAGCTTCTCGTCCATCCGGTCGAGCTTGCCCCCGAGCGCATCCATCTGGCGGCCGGTGGCCTCGACGCGCTCGATCAGGCGCCCGATCCATTCGGGCAGATGGTCGGCCATGGGTCCGGTCCTTCGCTCGCCGCGGCCCGGCCGCGCCGTCCGGGCCCGGGGCGGGGTTTCGTCCGTCATCGGGGCGCGCCCGCGGCCGCGAGGCTCAGCCCTTCGGCCCGAGCACCTGCGGCACGATCTTGTCGACCGAGCGGGCCAGCATGTAGGCGCCGATCCCGACGGTCAGCAGCGACCACAGCTCGGCCGGCACGCCCTTGAGCGCCGCCACAACCTCGACCTGCAGGCCGATCATCGGCGCCACCACGCCCACCCAGGTGATCATCGCCAGTGCCCACAGCACGGTGATCGGTCGGGCGTTGCGGGCGAGCGGGCTCTCGGACCCCGCATCGGCCTTCATCACCTCGGCCATGGCCCGGCCGAGATCGTCCTGCTGCTCGATCAGGGCCTTCTGCAGCTCCAGCTGGACCTGGAGGCGCTGCCCTTCGTCGGGCAGCACCTTCTGGAGGATCGGACCGAGCGCGCCGAGCAGCGCCGGCAGGAGGGCGAGGAACCCCATGGTCAGGCCCCCTTCTGCATGTTGCGGCGGACGGCCTCGCGCAGGCGCGGCCACCAGGCGGTCGTTGGCGGGGCCGGGGCGGTCGATAGCGGCGCGGCGGCGCACGCCACCTGGAGGCAGGCGAGGAAGACGGCGTGATAGCCCGCGATCCGCGCGCCGTTCCGCGCGCCGTCGCCGTTGACGATGGCCCGCGCGCCCTCCGGATCGTCGGTGCCGCCGTCGAAGTAGCGCGCGAGGGTATGGCCGGGGCGGAACAGGCCGTCGCGCGCGCCGACGATCAGGATCGCCGCGCTCGTCTCCGGCACGAGCGCCAGGTCCGGATCGCCGACGAGGTCGAGGCCGAGTAGCCGGCCGAACCGCCGGTAATTGTCGAGCCAGGTGAGCTGGCTGGCGCCGCGGCCGTAATAGACCCGGCCGTCCACCGGCACGCCGTAGGGATGCCCGCGGCCGAGACCGTCCTCGCGGATCGACAGGTTCAGCCGGCATTCGTGCCAGGCGGTGGCCAGGGTGTAGGCGACGTGGCGGAGATCGGCGGGCCAGCCCAGGCGCTCCCAGGCGTCGAGGAGGCCGGTCAGCCCGTCGACCTCGGTCTGCGCGAGGGTGGCGCCGAGCAACCCCGTCGCGCGCAGCCGCGCGAAGAAGGTCGCCCGCACGAGGGGAGCGGTCATGTCGGCCTCACGAGGGTCCGGGTGGAGGGGAAGCGGCTACGCCAGGGCGAGGCTGACGCCCGCCTTGTTCGCGGCCTTGAGGGCGGTGGCGTCGGTGCGGCCCTGCGCCCCGGAGAAGCCGACCGCGATGCCGGCGCCGAAGGACAGGCCGAGAGCGCCGAAGGGCACGACGAGCGTGCCGCCGGGGGGCACCATCGCCTCCCAGGCCGCCGCATCCGTGCCCAAGCCCGGCGGCGCGGCGGTGTCGAACAGCTTCACCCAGACCGGGGCCGTGTCGCCGTTCCAGGCCGTGAGCGTGAGCACGCGGCCGGGGGCGCCCTTGACGAGCTGGCCGGCCGCCGCCGCGGACGCGGCGTAGGCGGTGCGGGCGATCGCCCCGCCCTCGCCCGGGGCCTGCGCCACCAGCGCCACCGGGATCGGCGTGCCGGCCGCGACGCCCTGGACCGAGAGCACGTCGGGGCTCGCACGTCCGGCGGTGCCGAACGCCGGCTGCCGGGCCGCGATCGCCGCCCCCGTCGGCAGGACGGCGGTGCCGTCGTCGTAGAGGACGAGCAGCGTGTCCGACGCCGCCATCTCGGTGGTGTCGACCGCCAGCGTCAGCACGGAGCCGTCGAGGGCGGTGTAGCCGCAGCCCGGCTTGCCGGCGGCGTAGAGGAGCGCCGACCGGCTGAGGTCGATCACGGCGAGCAACGCCCGCACGTCGAACCCGGCCACGCCCGAGAAGTCGAGGGTGCGCTGCGCCGGCGCGAAGGCGACGCCGCCGAACAGGGGTCTCTTCATCGGGGCCTCAACCGAACAGGAGCGCGTCGACGAAGGCCTGCGCGTCCGCCGCGCGCAGGGTCTCGCCGGCGCTGGCGTCGAGCGCGTCCGACAGCAGGCGCAGCGTGTTGCGGCTTCCGTCGACCCCGTCGCGGATCGCGGCGAGCGCCTCGGTCACGGTGCCGGTCGAGAACGGCAGCACCACCTCGACCGTGTACGGGATCACCGACTCGATCACCCGCCCGGCGAAGCGCTGGGCGAGGTCGGCTGCGGGTGTGGTCTCCACGGTCATCGGCTCAGTCCAGCAGTTCGAGGGTGCCGAGCAGGACGGTGCGGCCGGTGCCGTCGCCCTCCCGGATCCGCACGACCACCGGCATCGCGGCCCGTGGGGCGGCGCCGGCGAGGTCGGCTTGCGCCAGCGGGAAGCGCAGGACGCCGTCGGCATCCGTCGCGAGGCCGCCGCCGGCCTCCGTGGTCAGCGCGCGCGGGCGGCCGGGCAGGCCGACGCTCCAGGCGATCACCTGCCCGCCCGCGGGCAGCGGGACGATCTGCCCGGACGCGACGTCGAGGCCCCGCAGGATCAGGCCGAGCGGCGCGGCGTCGGCCCGCGCCATCCGCCACGCGTAGGTGAGCGGCGCCGGGCTCACGGGGCGCGGCCGGCGTCCGTCGGGGCAGAGCCGGCGTCGGCTGATCGCGGCCTCCGCTCCACCGATTCCTTCGGGTCAATCGCCGACGGCTTCGACGCGGCGAGCTCGGCCTCCAGGGCGTCGATCCGCGCCTGCGCCTCGGCGAGCAGCCGGTCGCGCCGCTCCAGGGCGCAGGCGAGGGCGAAGTTCTGCGCGGTCAGGGTCCCGAGATGCAGCGCGACGTGCTGCTCGGCCGTCTCGATCAGCTGGGCCATGGCGAATCTCCGGTTGCGGATTGCGGAGCGGTCAGTTCGGGACGCGCAGGGCCCGGTAGCCGGCGCCGGCGCTGTCGGGGGCGCCGTAGGTGACCGGCCGGGCGCCGCTGCCGTCGGCGTTGACCTTGAACAGGCCGGCGGCGGCCTGGAGCGCGACCGACCCGGCCGTGTCGACGACGTTGACGCCGCTGCCCCGGTGGGGCGGCAGCACGAGGTCGCCCAGGGGACTGAGCTGGATCAGGCCCGCGCGGCCCGCGCCGCCCGGGCCGATCGCCCGGAGGTTGATCGGCTGGGACCCGGCATTCGGGGTCCTGGCGGTCGCGCCGATGTCCAGGGCGACCTGGGCGGCGCCGTCGTTGGTGACGAGCACGGTCTTCCAGGGGATCCCCCGGTTGATGCCGATCTGATCGACCTCGATCACGGTGCAGATCGCCAGGCCGTTGGTGTCGCTGTCGCCGATGAAGTACAGGCCGCGCACCGGCACGTTGACGTCGGACCCGTCCTTCTGCTTCCGGATGTTGAAGTCCAGTTCGATCCCGTAGGCGATCACGTCGGTGAAGCCCCACGGATCGACGTGGTGCGCGCAGTTCGACACCAGGGTGTTCGCGCCCCAGATCGACGCGGCGCCCGGAGGCTGACCGTTCGCGCCGGCGAAGGCCCCGCCGAACAGGCCGACGCCGCCCTGGCTGCTCGACGACGTGCGCGCGTAGCCGGCGACGCCGACGCTGTGATTGCCCGCGTCGCTCGATGCGGGCACGTCCACCGCCCCCACGATGGCCTCGGTGACCCCGAAGAGATTCGAGCCGAACTGCGCGTCCGCGGGGTAGTCGTTCACGGCGACCCGGAAGGTGTCGTGGAGGCGCCGGTAGCCCGACCAGGCCGGCCCGGGATCCGCGACCGAGGGCTGGCCGCCCAGGGCGAGGTCGAGGGGCCGGACGGGCGCCCAGTAGGCGCCGTCCCGGGAGCGGAAGCCCTGTCCCGCGGGCGGCGGCGTGGCGACGCGCAGGTAATCGCCGCCCCGGCCGTCCCCCGCCTGCATGCGTCCGCGCAGGGCCAGGGTCGTCACCTGGGCGGGGATCGTCGCCGCGGCGGCGTCGCCCCGGCTGGCGAAGGTGAGGCAGAGCGGGGTCTGCACGGCGCTCTCCAGGGCGGCCACGCGGACGGCGAGGTGGCCGCTCTCCAGCGCGGTGAGGCGCGCCAGGGCGTCGGCCGCGAGCGGCGCGAACACGCTCGCGTTCGACACGTCGTCGAGCTGCAGCACCTCGATATCGGTGACCGGATCCGGGCCGAACACGCGCACGAACGGCCGGGCGTACCGGGCCGCGCGGGGGGCGACGACCAGCGTGCCGGCGCCCGCCTGCCGCCCCAGGGTGGTCTGCCGCTCGACGCGGCCGGCCGCGACCGTCGTCCCCTTCAGATCGGCCACGGCCGTGAACGACGATCCCGCGCCGTCCGGCAGCCGGTTGCCCGCCTGGTCGAACCACGCGATCCCCAGCCGGATCGCGTCGTTGGCCGGATCCGCGGCGTCGGCCCGGCGCTGCACCACCCACCGGGCGCGGTAGACGCGGCCGGGCTCGATCGCGACCCGCCTGCGCGTGGCGACGAGGCCGGGCCCGGTCAGGCGGGCCACCGCGCCGTTGTCCCCGAACGCGCGCAGCGTCGCCGGCAAGGCCGGCAGGGCCGAGCCGTCGCCCTGAAGCTCCGCCACGGTCGCCGCGAAGGCGAAGGCCCATCCGGCCTCCCCGACGCGCGCGGTGTCGGCGACGCCGTCGGCGCGGTAGCGCTCGATCAGCGCCCCCAGGGCCGTGTCGCTCGCAGCCCGGGCCCGGCCCTCGGCGACGACCGCCGCCGTCCGGTCCTGTTGCTCCCGGGCGATGGCGTCGCCCCGCGCCCGGCCCTCGGCGACGACGGCGGCCTGACGAAGCTGGCCCTCAGCCGCGACGGCCGCCGCGATCGCGCTGTCGCGGGCGCGTCCCTCGGCGGCGAGGCCGGCGACGCGCGCCGCCTGCTCGTCGGCGAGGGCCGCGACCAGGCCGTCGAGGAGGTCGAACGCGTCGCCGATGCGCGCGACGTTGGCGGCCGGCGTCGCGCCGAGCGAGGGCTTCGGAAGAGCCATGCCGGTCCCGGAGTGCTGAGGGGGTCAGAAGGCTTCGACGAGGTCGAGGGTCACGGTCCCGTACCGGGACAGCTGCAGGTCCAGGGCGCCGGTGTCGTCGCTCGCGAACCGCATCGTGCCGACCGGGGCGCCGAACGCGATCGGCGTGCCGGCGGGCAGGTCCGTGCGCAGCCACGGCCGGATCGCCACCCCGACGCCGCCGGGGATCGCCAGGCCGCTCGCCGGATCGGCCGGGTCGGCGGTGGTCAGGCCGACGATGACGTGCAGGCGGCCGCCGATCGAGAAGATCATCCCGGGCGCCAGGAGGCCGCCCCGGTCGCGCCGGATCGCGATGGCGGCGGCGTTCGCGGCCGCGTCCAGCATCAGGCTGAAGGCCAGCGGCGGCTGCGCGAGGCCGGGGGTCCGGTCGGTGACCGCGCCGCCCACCACCGGCTCGATCGGCCAGGGCGCCCGCGGCCGCTCGTACGGGCCGACGGACCAGAGCTGGGAGCGGCCGAGGGCGACGACCCGGCGCAGGGCGCAGATCCTGTCCCGGCCGTAGGCCGGGATCGTCAGCGCCGCCTTCCACCGGGCGGTGGGCGAGGCGACGAGCAGCTCGTTGCCCTCGAAGCTCTGGCCGCCGGATCGGGTGCCGCCGCGCAGGGACCAGTCCTCGGCGGACGGCACCAGGATTCCGGGCCACGGCAGGGGCGCCGCCATGCCGGCCTCAGGTCGCCGTGTCGGGTAGGGGCGGCCGGGCCCCTTCCTCCGCCGGAGCCCAGGCGTAGGCCGAGGCGTCCAGGGCGACGAGGTCGAGCTTGACGCCGGTCAGCGCGTTGCCCGCCATCGCCAGCGTGCCGCGCATCACCGCGAAGGTCGTGTCGATGCCGAAGGACGGCAGGACCAGCCGCACGGTCGGCGCGCCGTAGGCCGGCAGCCCGGCGGGCGAGAGCCGCAGGCCGGAGAGCCGGAAGCGCGGGTTGCCCTTCGCCATGGCGATCTTGGCGAGCCGGCGGGACTGGCTGTGCGAGGGCGCGCGGATGAAGCTGCGCTCGGTCTGGATCACGCCCTGGACCGCCTGGGCCGCTCGGTCGTCCCACGGGTCGCCCTCGGTGGGCTGATAATCGTGCCACGGGTCGGTGTAGGTGTGCTTGATCCGCGTGAAGGTGTTGTAGGCCTCGTCGCCCTCCTCGAGCTGGTCCCAGCCGAGGATCATGCGCTCGGTGATCGTGAAGGTCGGCGGCTGCCAGCGCCCGCCGCGCACCGCCACCCGGCCGTCGGCATCCTCGTAGATCTCGCCGTCGCAGGCCGCGAGCAGCCGGCCGAGCACGTCGGAGCGCGGCTCGGTGTAGTCGTAGCTGCCCCAGGACCGGTAGCGCGGCTCGGTCGTCGCCCCGTTCGGGTCCGGGACGACCAGGGCCACCGGCTCGTCGCAGACGTCGGCGAGGGCGATGAAGCTCGGCAGGTCGATCTCGTCGCGGGCGAGGCCGTAGCCGCTGTCGTGCATCAGGTAGTCGAGCAGCAGGAGCGCGGCGTTGTCGGTGTAGGCGTACCCGCCGGTGCGCGGGTCGTAGGACGGCGCGCCCGCCACCAGCAGCCGGACGTCCGGCGCGCCCTCGGGGAAGATCTGGCTGCCCTTCTTGAGCGGCGTGGCGACGACGACGCTGTAGCACAGCCCCTTGAGCCGCATGGCGTCGGTCCAGTACGGCAGCTTCAGCAGGGCGGCCGAGGCGGGCTGGTCCTCCGTGCCGGCATGGCCCTCGATCACGACCTTGCCCTGGTAGACGCTGTCCGGGACGAAGCCGCCGGAGCCGGCCCCGAGGCCGGTCTTCACGTCGCCGAACCAGTATTGCAGGATCTGCACCGGCCCGACGCAATGCACGGCGCCGCGGTACAGGACCGTGTTGGTGTCGTTGAACTTCAGCGTCTCCAGCGCGAAGATCACGCCGCCGAGCTTGGCCTGGCCGAGCACGCGCCGCCGCGGCGCCACCGCCTGCCGGACGGTGACCTGATGGTCGGCCCGCTTGTCGGAGCCGAGCAGGGCCTGGGCGCCGTATTGCAGGGCCACGGTGCCGACCGTCACGACCGCGTAGCCGACGACGAGTTCCGCGGTGGCGCCGAGCGCCAGCTCGCCGATCAGGGCGGCGCCGATCGCGGCCGGCATCAGACGCGCCAGGCCACGCGGGCCGGCCAGGGGCCGAGCGCGAGGCCGGCGGGGCTCTTCACCGCCCAGCCCAGAGGGCAGCGGATCGCGCAGGCCGGCCCGACGCGCGGGTGCGCGACGAGGCCGACATCGCCGGTGCGCGGGGATTCGGTGGTCGCGAAGCCGGCTTCCGTCATCAGTGCGCGTACCACGGTCTCGAAGCCGCCGCGGCGGCGGACCGTCCGCCGGGCGCCCAGCGCCGTGCGGTAGTGCCCGCGCAGGCGCGCGGCCGGATCGACGCCGCGGCGGACGCGGCACCAGTCGGCCATCACCAGCGAACAGTCGCAGGTGCCCCAGACGAAGTCGGCCCGGGCCGCAGCGCGCAGGAAGGCGCTCAGCTGTTGGTCTCCGGGATCTCGGGATTCCATGGCCGTCTCCGGTTGATCATCTGGGCGATGTCGAACAGGCCGGCATCGCCGGGATGGCGGCGCTGCTGGTCGGCGTCGGTCAGGTTGCCGAAGGGCGGCAGGCCCCGGCGGGAGAACCGGGTCTCGGCGGTGAGCTGGGCGGTCCAGGCGTCCGGCCCGGCCGCCGTGTGGGTCAGCCGGTCCATCACGCCGCGGTAGAGCGTGTACAGGCCGCCCAGCGGCGCGAGGTCGGCGCCGTAGAGCTGGAGGTAGACCCGGCAGTCGCGGCCCTTCACCGCGGTCCGGGCGTCGATCACGTCGCGGGCGATCTCCGGCCCGACGCCGGCGAGGGTGAAGGTCACTACCGGGGCGATGCCGCCGACCGCGCTCTCGATGTCCGAGACCGATCCCAGCCCGCCCAGGCCCTGCCAGTCGTGGCCGCCGGCCCGGAGCGTGCCGAACCCGGCATGGACCCGCTGCGGGGCGTCGCGGAAGTCGAAGAAGGCCAGGACCTCGGCGGTGATGGTCTCGCCGGCGAGCGCCGCCAAGGCGGCGGCGTCGAAGATCCCCATCACGCCACCCGAAGATCAGGCTGAGATATCGGCGCCGTCCAAGTCGCATAACTCGCCGAACCGCCAGCATCGCCATGCGGCGTTCGGGCCGACGATCTGTCATGATGTTGCGCGGATCCTGGGGACAGGATGCCGCTAGACTGACGATGGGAAGCCATGCGCCACATTATACTATCAGCGGTTGCCGGCATGTCTTTGTGCGCCTGTGCCAAGGCGCCGGATTCCATCGGCGCGGCGGCCGTCGATGAGACACGGTTCTCGGCCGCGTCCTGCCGCCAGCTCGCCGAATCGCACGCGCAGGTCACCGCGCAGCTCTTGGAGGCGTCGAACGCGCAGAGCGCGATTCGCCAGACGGATACGGCCGGCGTGCTCCTGACCGGGATCCCGCTCGGATCGCTGACCAACGACGATCTCGAACCCCGCATCGCGGCGCTGAAAGGCGAGCGGGACGCCCTCGCGCGCGCGGATCGCGCACCGGTGTTCCTGACGCCGGGCGCGGGGGTCAGCCGGCCCGCGGGTAACGCCGCTGGCCCTCGGCGACGATGCCGTTGATGTTCCGGCGGAACTGCTGATCGCGCTGCGCCAGCGCCGCGAGCATCTGCTGCGGCGTCACCCCCTGGGCGGAGGTGATCGAGATGGTGTCGCCGCCGATCGAGACCTGCGGGCCGCCGCCCGCGCCGCCGCCCGCGATCGGCACGATCCGGCCATCCGCATTCGGCACGAACAGCTCGCGCCCCATCTCGCCGACGGTGACCGGCTGCCCGGCGGCCACCGGTCCGCCATTGGCCCGGAACAGGCTGCCGAACAGTCCGGCGAGGCCGCCGCCCTCCCCGGCACCGCTCCGCACCGCGCCGCCGAACAGGCTTCCGAAGAGACCGCCGCTCGCGTTCGGCCCGGCGCTCGCCAGCGGCGCCGTGCCGAGCAGGCCGGCGAGCGGCCCGGTGCCGGTCAGGAGGCCGCTGAGCACCGACCGCTCCAGCTGCTTGGTGAGGTCGGTCAGCACCGAGCCGAACGACTTGCCGTTGACGATCGCCTCGGCGAGCCCGTCGGAGGCCGCCTGCGCGAAGAACCGGGCCGCCTCGGCGCTCTGGCGCAGGGCCTGCTGCGCGTTCTCGGTGGCGTCCCGGTAGCGCTGCATCGCCTCGGCGGCCGACAGGACCCGGGCGCGCTCGTCCGCGTCCAGGGCCGGATCCGCGCGCTTGCCGCGCTGCGCATCCTCCCGGGCCGAAGCCTCGGCCTTGGCCAGCGCCACCGCCCGTTCCCGCTCGACATTGGTCTTGCCGACGGTCTCCAGCTCGGCCTTCGCCGTGTCGCGGGCCTTGTCCAGCTGCTTGATCAGGGTCTCGACCGCGTCGAGGCTCTCGCCCTCGGACCCGCCGCCCCGGCCCCTCGGCACGTGCAGCGACGGCAGGACGGCCGAGCGGTCTGGGCCCTTGGGGCGGACCCGGACGGTCAGGGGCGCCGGCGGCCCCTGCTGCTCCGGATCGACGAGCCCGGTCGCGCGCCCGACCTCCTGGAAGAAGGTGAGCGGGTTGCCGGCGGTGAGGATCTTGCCGATCCCGGGGATGGAACCGACGAGGTCGCGCACCTTGCCGACCACGCCGCTCACCGTCTGGTAGAGGTTGGCGGCGACCTGCACGACGCGGGCGATCACGCTCTCGACGCTGAGGAAGGCCTGGTAGGTGTCGAGCACCGCGTTCGAGATGTCGCGCTGGATCGGCGCCAGGGCCGTGGCGAAGGTGTCGGCGATGTCCTTCGCCTTGGCGTCGAGCGCCCGGGCCCGCTCGACCTCGTCCTCGCCGACGATGCGCACGCCCGCCACGGTGGTCGCCGTGCTGGCGAGCGTCTCCCGCAGCTGGCCGGTCAGGTCGACGCCGCTGCGCAGCTGACGCTCGAAATCCGGGCCGAAGAAGTGGCCGGCGAGGTCGAAGGCCGCGAGGTCGCGCTGGTCGGCCCGGAGCTTGTCGATCAGGTCGAGCACGACCTTGATCTTGGCCTCCTGCGTGTCGGCGGCGTCGAACGACGCCTTGTCGGCGGCCGCGAGGTTGCCGGCGCGGACGTTCTGGGTCAGGCGCGCGTCGATCGCCGCGCTGTTCGCGCCGTCCCGGCCCTCGCCGATCCGGACCTCGCTCGCCGCCCGGGCGTGCTGGAGCGCGGCGGTGACCTGCTCGACCGTCAGGCCGAACTTCTCCGCATCGAGGGTGGCGCGCTGGAAGAAACCGGCGCCGACCCCGGCCTTCTCGGCCTCGCGGCCGATCCGGACGAAATCCGCGATATGCGCGCGCGCCGCCTCGATCGAGGCCGCCACGCTGTCGAACACGAGCTTGGCGGCCTCGAAGCCGAGGAACGCCGCCAGCAGGGTGTTGAGCGATGGGATCTGCGCGGCCACGCCCGCGATGGTCGAGGTGGTGGCCGACAGGCCGGTGCGCACGGCCGCGCCGGCGGTGTTCGAGCCGACGGCCGCGCCCGTAAAGGCGCGGACGACGCCCTCCAGGGTGGCCTTGTCGGCGGTGGCCGCGTTGGCGGTGGCGGACGCGATCGAGCGCACGTCCTGGCCGATAGCGGCCGCCGCCCGCTGGGCGTTGTTGGCGAGGCCCTGGAGCGAGGCGCCGAAGGTGTTGCTGTTGGCCGCGCCGCCCGACATGGCGACACCGATCGTCGCCATGTTGCCGACGATCTGCGACGCCAGCGTCGCCATCGCGCCCTGGGCACGGGAGGTGTCGGCCGCGAACGAGATGACGAGCGGTTCGGCCATGGGGCGTCTCCGGGGCGCGGCGTCAGCGGTTCAGGACGGATCGGGACAGACTGCGTCACGCCCTTGGGCGACGCGGCTGTGGTCAGGTGCTTGCCATCGCTGCGTTGCCGGGAGGTCTGCTGTGGGTGGATTTCTGCCCGTCCGCTTCCGCTCAAACATAAGGCGGAAGCGGACCTTCGAGAGCGCGCGTTATCCGCGCCGTGCGAGCGCCTGCCCAATACCGAACAACAGCATCTCGGATATGCGATGCAGATCGAAGTGGCCGCCCCTTTCAAGCGCCGTGTGCGCCGCGATGCAATGATCTGCAGCGACGTCTAACGTGTTGACAGGATCCTGGCTGAGCGAGGCAGCGGAGATGAAGGCGTCGCGGTGAGCATCGGTAGTGTCAATGTAAGCGCCACGACCTTGCATCGCACCAGTTTCATCGGGTGTGAGCGCCCCGCGGTTCAGCACCCAGCGGACCTCGTTCATATCCGTCAGGATCCGGAACTCCGCCGAGAATGGGCCGCCAGTCTGCCGGACGCGACGGATGCGCTCGAACACCCAATCGCGATCGTCTGGGTGCGTGCGTGCGAGGGCTGCTTCAAGGGGGAGCGGTTGGCCAGCGAGAGCGGCGTTGCCCGCCAGCAGGGCGGCCGCACCCTCATCGAGCACGGAGCGACCTGCAGCGACGTTCGTGCCCCAGGTGCCGATGAGCCCAGCTGCGCGTAGGGCAGGAGCCATCCCAGCTATGAAGAACATTTAGCTCCCTCCGCCGTGCCCACGTTCTCAACCCGATTAATGCTGCGCTGACAACGAGGGCGGCAACAAACCGCCTCCGACAAACAGGGTTCACAAGCTGCGGTCTGTTGCCGCAATCGTGAATTGCAATTCGGGATAGGGTTGCACGTTGGAGAAGATTGTTTTCTTGGCTTGGAACGGTGAGGGCGGTTCGCTCTCGGCACAAAAAGGTGACGAGAATGGATGGCGACCGTACCAAGAGCGCCCTGAAGCGCGTGGCGGAGGCGCTCAGCGTCAGCGAGGACGTGTTTCTGAAAGGCCACCCCCGAGGCGTGTCGCCTGCCACGGCCATATCGGAAGAATTAGAGCTTCTGAGGCTATTCGCGACGCTCACAGATCCTGAGATAAGGCGAACCTGTCTCCGGTACGTGCAGAACCTCGCCGCATCCTCCGACATGGCAGCTGGATAGAGGTTTTTGCTCGTACTTCGTGAAGCGGTCAGCGCCCTGCCCAGGATCCCCGAGCCGCCGCACGACGCCTAGGTGCGGGTGACGCTGACGAGACCATCGATGGGGGAGCAGGAGCGTCCACGCCCGCCTTCGACAGCTTGAGGGGCATATCTGTGGACGGGCGTGGCGGTCAGCCGAAGCCGACCACAGCACCGTAGATACGATGCCGGGCAAGCGCCCCAACCTATGAAAAGCTGGCCGGGCGAGCAGCTGAGAAAGCCAAGGAACGGCCGCTTTTGGGCAACGCCGCTAGCTATCGAGGCGACTGGGTTGGGTCGGAGACGGACCGTCCGCTTCCGGGTGATGGGCCGAGGTCCAGCTGCGATCCTCAGACGGCCTTTCGCGTAACGTCGGCTTGTGGAACGCCGTGCGGAGCAGCAGAGAGCAGCTATCTGCGATTCTGCAGGATAGCGGCATGCCTGTACTCAAGCGGGCTCATGCCGTGATGTTTCTTGAAGCGACGAGAGAAGTGAGCTTGGCTAGTGAAGCCGGCCTCGTAGGCGACCATGCCGATTGGCAGGTGGGCGCAAGCTGGATCCGAAAGGCGCTTGCTCGCAACCTCCAACCGTCGCCGCCAGATCCAGTCGGAGATGTGCTGGCCACGTTCTTGGAACAGCTGCTGGAGCCGGCGCAACGACACGCCCACGGCGGCGGCGAGTTGCGGTGGATCGAGGGTCTGGTCGTGGAGGTTCGCCTCGACATGGGCTTTGGCACGTTGGACGACGAGAGAGCCGTGGACAGGCTCCGGCACCTCCCGGGCGATGCGCTCGGCGAGGCTGGCGACGACGAGATCAATCCCTACCCCAGCCATGCGCTCGGCGACTTCCGGCCGCATCCGATCCGCCTGATCCAACATGCGCGTCAAGAACGAGCGGGCCAGGGTCGCTACAGGTTGGTGGCCTTCGACGGTCAGGCTGGCGAAGAGCCGGGCCGGGCCTAGCACGTCCTCTATCCGCGCCCGTGGAATCGCGATGGCCAGCACCTCGCTGTACCCGTCGTGCTCGATCGTCCATGGTGTGTTTGTATCGCGGATCGCGAAGTCGCCGGTTCCGTCCGTGCTTGATCGATCGTTCTGTTCTGCCTTTACGGTACCATTTAGCACAATACTCATGAAAAGATAGTCGGTTTTATGATTTTCGTGTCGTAGCGTTCTAGGTGTCGTCGAAGCCCTGAGATTGCGCAACGCGAATCTGGTAAAATCCAATCCGCCAATACTTATGCCGTCGATTGTGGCGTCAAACTGCCCATCGTCTAGAGATCTTTGTTCCATTGGGACGAGACGATCTTCGCAGATCTCGCGCCAATGCCGAAACCGGTCCTTTGGCAACAACCCGTCTGTCGAGAATATGGTCTTCATTGCCCTTGGGATATGTACGGCATTGATGTTTTTTGCAGCAATATTCCGAATGTCAGTGGCGCAAGCATTGGCTTTGGGTGCGGAATGCAGGCTGGAAGAATGTGAAGCGGAATTGACCACATTCTCGAAAGCATCGCGTGCTTCGAACGCATAACTGTATCCTGTCGGATATCCGATGGTTTTTCAGATACATGTGCCTGTCGGGATTGTGCATCGGACAATGAAGACGTGAGAGGCCAAGTCAAGCTGGCGCGTCGGTCTTCGCATAGGGGCGGTTTACGAAACAACGTGACATGCCGCGATCGCCCGTGCCCGTACCTGCAACCTGAGAAGATCTGCTTCCAGTGGGAGGAGATAGAGGCCTACGACCAGGTAGAGGTGGATTCCTGCCTGTCTCCTTTCAAGCGGCCGTGGTTGTCGACGGATCGCCGTTCCGCGCCCAAGCGAGCGATGCGTTTATTGCTGTCGCACATTATATACAATACACGCCCAGGCCTTCATTCCTCGCCACCGGATGGTGGCGGGGGGCGCCGAGGCCTCGAATGCAACCGTTTTTTTCGACAGAAAAAATCCATCCCCGGAACGCGTTTCGCCAGTGGCGCGAGATGGTCTGTGATCAGTTAGTCCAGGTGGAATTGAAGACCATCGACGAGACCCAGTTCAAGGGCAGCATAGCCGCTACGAATATCGGCTCCGTGCCGATTTCGCACTTCGCACACACGGCCATGCGCAGCGAAACGACGGCTGACGCGGTCCGGCGCGACGGCCGTTCCGATCGGGCCTACGCGGTCCTGATGCTCTCCGGCAGGGCTATTGCCCAACAAGGCGACCAGGAGGCGGAATGTCGGAAGGGCGACCTTTTCGTCCTCGACGCACGCCCAGCCGTCGTCCAGACGGAGACGGGCAGTACCCTGATCCTGGATCTGCCGCGCGATCGTCTGGAAGCCGCGCTGGGCCCATCCCGGCTGTTCAGCGCCCTCAGAGTCGACGGGGACCACGCCTCCACGACCCTGGCGCGGACGTACATCCAGGATTTGGTCGCGGTCGCCGATCGACTCGGCCCCGACGCGGCCGCCCGCATGGCATCGATCGGGATCGACCTGATCGTGGCCAGCCTCGCCGAACGGTTGGCGCAGGAAGTGCCGCGTCCCATACACGGCAACATCACGGTCCAGCGTGCCAAGGCCTATGTTGAAACCCATCTTGGCGATCCGAGTTTGGATCCACCACAGCTCGCCGCCGCAATGGGGCTGTCGCTACGCCGGCTGCAGGAACTGTTCCACGAGCGCAGCCGGCACATCTCCGATTACATCTGGGAACGCCGCTTGGAGGTGGCAGCCAAGCGCCTGACCGACCCGGCCTATGCACACCTGTCCGTCGGCATGGTGGCCTACGGCTGCGGCTTCAGCAGCCAGGCGCATTTCGCCCGCCGCTTCAAGGATCGCTACGCCATGAGCCCCCGTGAATACCGACAAGCGCACACGCAGGACGTGCGGTCGGTTGCGTCCGCTTTCAGGTCGTCGTCCTAGTCAGCTGAGTGGCCGTTTAGGGTTGCAAGCAGGCTCGGCGGCGAACGTTTCACGCCCGCCCCGCCGCCATCTCCTCCGCCAGCACGGCCAGGAACTCGTCCTCGCTACCCCCCGCCTCCGGCGGCCCGTGGGCTGCGATGAAGGCCGCCACCACGACGTGCCACTCGGCGAGCGTCATCCGGCGGACCGCCTCCGGCGCGAATCCCGCGACCGCCCCGGCGCCGTAGAAGACCGAGAGGTCGCCGGGTCGGCTGTCCCCTCCCCCTCGGCCGCGGCGTTTCCCGCCGCGTCGGCCACCTTCGGCACGCCGTTGACCGCCGCGGCGACGATCCGGCCGGCGAGCGGCAGAAACTCCATCAGCGGCTCGTCCTGGTAGCGCAGCACCAGGGCCGAGGCCGCGACGCCGCTCAGGCCGCCGCCTTCGAGACCCAGGCGGATCGTGTCCCACACGTCCCGGTGCGAGAACTGGTGCGTGCCGAGCCGCATGAAGATCGCCCCGATCCCGGCGCCGCACAGGCGCTCCAGCTCGGCCATCTCGCCGAGCCGCAGCTGGAACCGGCACGGCCGCCCGGCGAAGTCCGCCGTCACCAGCGTGCGGCCGGTCTCGGCCGCGCTCACGTCCACGCCCCCCAGGCCAGCGGGCCGTCGCCCCGGAACTGGCTCGTGAAGGCGACGATGCCGTTGTTGCTCTTGGTGATCTCGAAATTCTCGACGAACACCTTCCCCGACCACGCGCCGGCCCCCTGCCCGTCCTTCGGGTCGATCCGGAACTGGTAGGGCACCGCCGTGTCGCCGGTCGCGTCGGCGCGGAACTCGTCGAGGTGGTCGGCGGCGATCTGCCCGGCGATGCGGCCGCCCCAGGACCGGGAGGTCAGCACGCTCCTGCGCTCCGGGATGCCGGTGGGGTCGTCGCAATCGGCGACCGTGGCGTCCTCGTAGCTGTTCGTCAGCGTCAGGGTGATCGACGTGGCGAGGCAGACGAAGTGGTAGACGAGGGGCGAGCCCGCGCCGCGATAGGCGCGGAACCGGTTGCCGGGCAGCAGGGCGGGCGCGGCCATGGTCAGGTCTCCTCTCCCGGCAGCGGCCGGACGACGGTGGTGCGCAGATCCAGGAACACCGACTTCGCCTGGAGCGGGTCGATCACGTCGCCGGCCTGGACCACCTCGAGGGGCGTGCGCAGGCTGTAGGGGGCGGCGAGCGGCAGGTCGGGCTGCTCCAGGCCGTTGAGTGCCGCGATCATGGCGTCGGCGAGCAGCCAGCCCTGGTCCCGGTCGTAGGCGGTCGAGACCGCGTAGAGCCGCGCCTGGATCGTCCAGGCGGCGACGCAGCTCTCCGCGTAGCCGGCCCGCCGGATCGGGCCGAGATAGGCGTAGGGCGGCCGGGCCTCGGCCGGGTGCGGCTCGGCGCGGCCGAGACCGGCCGGCACCTCGTCGTAGAACCGCCGTCCCGCCAGCGCCGCGAAGCCGGCATCGGCCCGCAGCAGGGTCCGGACCGCGTCGCGCAGGGCGAGCTCCGGCGTGGTCGGCCGGGTCACAGCTCCGCCTCCCGGGCCGCCGCGCCGATCCCGTCGTCGAGGGCGCGATGCCAGTCCGCCAGGGCCTCGCGGGCCGAGCCGTAGAAGAACGGCTGGCCCGGCACGTCGGCCTCGTGCGACGGGCGCAGCCGCCGGCCGCCCTGCCCCGTCGTGTCGGCGAAGAGATCCGCATCCGCGTGCGTGCCGCCGGCATGGTGGCCGGCCTCGACCGCCAGGGCGTAGTCGGTGCCGGCCCGGTCGGCCGTGGCCTCGACCACGTAGAGATCGCCTGCGCGCCGGTAGCCGATGCCGTTCAGCAGCAGGCCGGTGTCCCGCGGAACCCGGGACCGCATCAGGTCGACCATCGCGCGCGCGGCCTGCTGGCTCGCCTGGTCGCCCCGCAGGGCGAGCTTCACGGCGAGTTTCGCGAGCTGGCCGGAGATCCGCTCGACCCCGACGACGCCGGCGACGGTGTCGATCAGGCGCAGGCCCGGGAGCAGGCCGGGCGCGCGGTCGAAGCCGCGCGCCGCGCCCGTCAGGCCGAGGGCGGCCTGTCCCTGCAGGGCCGCGCCGAGGGCGGCGGCGGGATCGACCATCAGGCGCCCCCGAGATCCGTGGCGATGGTGAGCTGGATCGTGCCGGTCCGCCGGTCCGGCAGGCCGATCCCGGTGACGTTGAAGTCGCGATCCCGGAGCGCCACGCGGTCGGCGTTGGTCACGGTACGGGCCTGGGCGCTGTCGCGGATCGTCAGGGTGCCGGTCTCGACGTTCTGCGCCCGGCCGCCCTGCGCCGCCTCGCGGGCGCCCTGCGGCCGGTAACTCGCCCAGAGGGTCATCACCGGGGCGTAGGCGCCGGCGCCGACGGGATCGCCGTCGGCGTCGGCCACGACGGCGCGGCGCAGGATCGTGGCCCGGGTGTCGAACCGGCCGGGATCCATCAGCCCCAGATCCGGTAGGGCGCGAGCAGGGCCTGGACGCCGAGCGGCAGCTCGGCCGGCTGGGCGGCCGTGGTGGTGACCGCGTCGCGGCTGCCGTAGAGGTGGCCGACCATCAGCAGGATCGCGTGCCGGATCGGCGCCGGGACTGTGCTGCGCCCGTCCACCACAGGGTAGCCGGCGCGCCAGCGCACCGTGACGGTGCCGGATTCCGGGTCCGGCGTCTCGTCGAGGAGGCCGGTGGCGGGCGGGCACGGATAGACCCGGTCGTCCGGATCGAGATTGACCGAGAAGTCGGTCTCCAGCACCTGCTCGCCGAGGGACCGCCCGAGCCAACCGTCCGGACCGTCGAGCCAGGCGGTGGCCACCTCGACGAGGCCCGCGATCAGGGCGTCCTCGTCGGCGTGATCGACCCGCAGATGCGCCTTCGCGTCATCGAGGGCGATGATCGGCGCGGGCGGCACCACCACGGTGACGAGCATCGGCCGCTTCGATCAGGCCGGATCGGTGGCCGGTTCGGCCGCGCGGCGGCGCGCCCGGTCGGCGCGGAGCGCAGTCTCGCTGACTTGGTAGTGCGGTTCGAGCGGCGGCAGCTCGGCTCCGAGCACGGAGCCCGCCAGCGGGATCGCGTGGCCGAGGCGCTCCAGGTCCTGCGCATGGGCGAGGTCGGTCTCGAACGTGTCGCCGGCCTCGACGAGGCCATTCTTGGCGTTTTGGATGCGTGGGTTGTGGAAGACTGTGTTGGCCGTCATGGCGATGCGGTCGGACATGAATGTCTCCTGGATCGTGCGGAAAGCTCTTTGTCGGTATTCAAAGATTAGAAACTGACATCTATCTCTATAATCATAAACAAAATAATAAATTCCCTTGAATTTTACCGATGAATATTTCAGAAATAATTGCCATTTAGTCGATTTGCGCGTCTGTGCTCGCGCGCTATTCCTCGGATGCGCTCATCCACAGCAACTTCTGGTGTGGGCTTTAAGGCGCCTTCAACTCGGTGCGTTCCTTGATATTCTATCGACGAAAAGGAACGATCATGCCGACGAAGCTAAAAATCAAAGTAGGCCACATTGAGTTTGAGTACGAAGGTGATGCTGTATACGATAATGAGGCTGTAAAAGATCTGTTCAGCCATATCGAGTCGTTCGCTGTTGCTGTGCCTTCGGGCAATTTCGATGCGCTGCCTACGCAGAAAGATCTTGAAAACGGGGATGAAGGCGCGGGTGATCAATCTGGCATTTCTAATCTCTCAGTGCAGACTGTCGCAGCTCGCCTTGGAGGAAAATCAGCAAAGGATGTCGTGCTTGCTGCCGCCGGTCATTTGCAAATCTGCCAGGGGATGAAAAGCTTCAGTCGTAAAGAGCTTCTATTGAGTATGCAGAATGCTCATGGATACTACAATCAAACAATGAGCGGAAACTTAAGTGCGGTCTTGAAGAGGCTCGTAGCCGCGAAGCAGATCATGACGTTGACGGGCGAACAGATGTCGCTGTCTGCAGGTGAGTTGGCGCGTCTGAGTGCCAAAATTGTTACATCTTGACGACCTAAAGCTCGCCTTGCAGCGAGACGGCCTATCCCGTGCAGACAAGGTTCTCCTTGTCATCGCGAGCATCGGCCAGCCGGTAAAGAACCCCGCAATCATGGCGCAGGCTCAAGTAGCCGGCTGCAACATGAAGACGTGGAACGTCGCCGACATCCTGTCAAAAGCAAAAGGGACAACCCTCAGGGTGCCCGGCGGTTATGAGCTATCCGAAAAGGGTCATGCACGGCTAACCGAACTCGGTGTCAGCAAGCTTCCGCCCGCGGCCGCGAAAGTCGCACAAGACCTGCGCAAGCACTTAGCGTCGATCAAGGATGAAACGACCCGCGCCTTCATAATTGAAGCTATCCAATGCCACGAGGCAGCCCTCTATCGGTCAGCTATCGTTATGTCGTGGCTCGCCGCTATCGGCGTGCTGCACAACGAAGTTGTGGCCAACCATCTTATTGCCTTCAACGCTGAGGCAAAGAAGGTTGATGGAAAGTGGAAAATTGCAGCAACCACGGACGACCTCGGACGCATGAAGGAGTCCGATTTTCTCGATCGTATTGCTGCGGTCGGAGTAATCGGGAAGAACGTGAAAGCGCAACTTGCGGCCGGCCTAAACTTGCGAAACGGCTGTGGTCACCCGAACAGTCTAAAAGTTGGCGCTAACGCGGTTGCTGCACATATTGAGATGCTCCTCCTGAATGTTTTCGATAAATTTGCGTCTTAACAAGTCCGGCAAATACCCGAGCGTTTCTCAGGGGGAGATCAAACGGTCGCTCACTTTCCACTCTGCGCCGCGAAGGTCCCCTTGATCAACGCCTGTGGCCGCCGCACCACCAGCGCCAGCCGCTCCTCCGCCAAGATCGTCACCATGTTGCGTACGAAATTGTCCCGGTCCTCGGTGGAGATCAGCACGCTCGCATCCTCCCGGTCGAAGATCTGCGCCGCGTAGGCGAGCGCGCCGGTGAGGAAGGTGCCGATCGGCATCGCCAGGGACACCGCCACCGGCAGGCCCCAGAGCGTCGGACCGACGAGGCCCGCCGGGTTCGCCCAGATGTAGCGGCCGTGATCGTCCTTGGTCAGCTCGATCGCAGCCCAGTCGGTCGGGTTCAGGACGTGGCCGGTGGCCGGGTAGAGCGCCAGCGTCGCCTGGAGCATGGCGAGCCGCAGCCGGTCGAGGCGGGTCTCCCCCGCCACCGTGACGCCCGACGGCGCCACGTAGGCGGTCGCCTGCGGCAGCAGGCCGAGCAGGTTGGTGCCGGTGCCGTCGCCGAGCAGGAGCTGCTGTTCCTCGGCGAATTCCAGCCCGTAGCGCAGCTCGCCGTCGATCTCGCTCTGGAGCTGCGGCGCGTCCGCCAGGATCTGCTTCGAGGCCGGGATCCAGTGCGCGATGGTCGCCACCTTGGTGTTGGTGATGTCCCACTGGATGTCGGATTGCGGCTTGGCCGCCGAGGGATTCTCCGCCACCGTCTGGGCGTTGAGCGTGCGCACCGTCTGGCGGGCATACTCGATGATGCTCGAAGTGGTCCGGCCCGGCTGCAGCAGGGCGCGGATCGTCATCGGCCGGCGCGGCAGGCTGGTGCCGGCGACGCGGTCGGCCGGCACCAGGGCGGTGGTGGCCGAGGTGCCGGTGGCGCTCGCCGACGTGATCGCCTTCACCTCGATCGCCAGCGAGCCCTTCCAGGCATCGCCGCGCAGGCCGGCCGCCTTCACCGCCTCGCTCTCGGCGACGATCCGGCCGACCGACTTGTGTTCCTCGCCGCCCGCCGGGGCGCCACGGCGGGCGAGCTTCTGCTCCAGCTCGCCGACCCGGGCGGTGAGGCCGCCCATCTCGGTCAGCGCCTTGTCGGCGTCGGCCTTGGTCTCGCCGGTGATCGTGCCGAGGTTCTTGATCTCGGTTTCGGCCTTCTCGGCGAACGCCTTCACCTCGTCGGTGGCCTTCTTCAGCTCGGCCGCCAACGTGCCGATGTCGGCATCCCGGCCCTCATTGGGCTTGTCGAGGGCGACGCGCGGCAGGCCGGGAAGAGCACAGGCGGCCAGGAACGAGGCCGGGATGCCGCCGGTTTGCGTGCGGTGAACGGTCATGATCGATCCCTTGAGAGTTGAGGCAGCTTGAAACCGGACAGCAGCGCCCAGAGCGCGGCCGTGTCTTCGGGCGTCGCCGTGCCCTCGACCCGCGGGGCGGCCGTGAAGCGACGCGCGGCGATGGAGCGGGCCTGCTTGTGCGAAAGCCCGCACTCCTCCCGGAGCAGGGCCTCGACATCGCGCAGCGTCGGGGCGACCTTCCAGGCGTCCAGATCCTCGGGCGCACGGGAGCCGGTCAGCGCTTCGAATCCGTCGCGCAGATGGTTCATCACCTGCGCACGCTCCTTCAGCGTGGGACTTCCGTAGGGGTCGGCCCCCATGTGCTTGTCGTGCAGGCGCATCGCCGCGGCGATCGAGGCGGCGGCGGCCGCGGCGTCGGGCTGGGCCAGGGCCGTCTTGACCGCGTCGACCAGGGCGAGGCCGTTCGACGGCGTGTCCACGAGGCTGATCTCGCCCAGATTGATCGCCTTGAGGCTGCGGCGCGGCTCGCCGGCTTTGGCGCCGTAGATCGCCCCGCCGGGGGCGACCCGGTAGCCGATCGACAAGCCCGGGAAGGCCCCGTCCTTCACCCGCTCGAACAGGTTGCGGCCGGCATCGGTGTTCATGCCGGAGATCTTGCCCTTGGCGCGCAGGCCCTTCCCGTCCTCGGCGAGATCGGTCCAGATCCCGACGGCGCGCTGGCCGCCGAGCTGCGGCAGGCCGTGGTTGACGTGCATCGGCACCGTGCCGCCAACAGCCTTGCGCTCGGCCAAAGTCGCCGCGAAGGCGCCGGGCAGAATCCGGTCGCCGTGCTGGTCGACGTTGCCGAAGACGGCGCCGTAGCCCTCGAACTCGCCCGCATCGGGAGAGCCCGCGAACTTCAGTTCGAGGGGGACGATGACGGTGTCCATAGGGGATTCCTCGGACCGGACGTTGGGTCGGATTTCTTGAACGGGGCCGACGGATCGGGTAGCCTTCGGTCAGGCGCGGACCCGTCGACCGTTTCGGACGTCAAGCCCAAGGGCGATCGCGAGATCGGGCACGCGGCATCAGCGGGCCGCGCCACCTCTGCCCCCAATCTTGTAGAACGTGTGTAGCGTGAGCGATCGGCTCCGCTTGCGCACCGCCAGCACCGCCTCGTAGGTCTGCCCACGGATCGTGTGCCTGACGACGACGCCCTGCAGCGCCTGCCCTCGCGTCTTGCCGCCGCGCGTGACCGTTCCCTTCCGAAGCAGGCGCGGCAGGTTGCGGTAGTCGCTGGGCGTGATCGGGTTGGCCTCGCCGCTGCCGGGGCCATGCCGGCGGTCGATGTGGCGAACGAATTCCGCCGTGACGCCATGCCGCCAGCCGTCCACGTCCTGTCCCGCATGGGCCGAGAACCGCGCTCCGTGGACGCGGCCCAGGTCGAGCACGTCCCGGTGCGACCGGTCGGCCAGGGCGCGCGTCGCCAGCCGCTTCGCCGCCCGTCCGCCGCCGCCGGCTCCGGCGAACCGGCCGTCCGCATCGCGCGGGTGCTTCGCCGGATCGAACGCCTTCAGTCCCGCGTGCGCGCCGTCGAGGGCGCCGAACAGCGCTTCGCGGTCAAAAGGGCCGCGGCCGGTCGGCCCACCTCCGCCCGCTCGATTTCCGTCCGGCGGGACCGTCTCCGCGCTCGGCGCCACCGGCCGTTCCCGCCGCATCACCGCCACCGTGCCGAGATCGTCGATCGGCAGCAGGTTCGCCTGCACCGTGAGCTTGGCGGCCCCGCCGCCGCGGCGGTCGAGGTTCTCCTTCTCGCGGATCTCGTCGCGATCCATGATCCCGTTCTGGGCGAAGGAGGCGTAGAGCTTGGCCCGGGCCGCGCTGTCGGCCCGCAGCAGGCCCTCCACGGCGAACTCGGCGTAGAGCGTCGCCCGCTCGGCCGGCTCGATCAGGCGGAGATGGATCGCCGCCTCGATCCGCCGGAGCTGCGCCCGCAGGCCGAGCGCCAGCCAGGACAGGGCGATCTGCTCGACGCCCGTGCCCCACATGGTCTGCCCCTCGGAGGCGTGCCCGATCAGGATCGGCGGGATGCCGAACCAGCGGCAGATCTCCTCCACGTGCCAGCGGCGCGATTCGAGCAGCTGGCTGTCGGCCGGCGACAGGCTGACGGCCGAGAACTTCATCCCGGCCTCCAGCACGAACACGCCGCCGGCGTTGCTGGAGCCGGCCAGCGGCGCCACCACGTTCTCACGCAGGTCCTTGCGCTGCTCCGGCTTCAGGACCTGGTCCATCTGGAGCACGCCGCTCGGGCGCACGCCGTTGGCGAAGAGCTTGTTCGACACCTCGTCGGCCGCCAGCGCCGCCGAGACCGTCTGCCGGGCGAATTTCAGGGGCGACAACCCGCGCAGGCCGTCGCTGCCGAAGGCCCGGAGGTGGAACACGTCCGCCTCGCCGAGCGACCGGACGCCCAGCGGGTCGGCATAATCGTAGACCAGCGCGCCGTCGGGATCCCGGCGGACCGTCACGCGGTCGGCCTGAAGGGGCTGCAGCGCGATCAGGCGCCCGCCCGCGCGGATCTTCTCGGCGAAGGCGTCCCCGTGCAGGCACAGGGACAGGACCGCGCCCTCCCAGAACTCCACTGCCGTGTGCTCGCCGTCGGGCGAGACCCGCAGCAGAAGGCTCAGCGGGTGATCCGGGGCGGGGCTCCGGCCGCCATCGGCCTCGCGGCGGTAGAGCGCCAGCGGCAGAGTGGCGATCGTCTCCGCCAGGAGCTTCACGCAGGCCCAGAAGGCCGAGACCTGCAGGGCCGTGTCGGGGGTGACCGGCTTGCCGGCGGCCGCATCGGCATAGCCGAACAGCCGGCCCCAGATCCGCGCCGCCTTGGCGTCGTCGGCCCGCAGCGGCGCGGCCTTCGTCTCCCACCGTGCCGCCGGCCCGGCTCCGGGCGGCGGGGCAGGACCTCGTGCGCCAGGCGCAGGCGCTCCGACGCCGGAGCGTCGGGGCGTGAGCGCCGGCCAGCACCCGGTCGCCCGAACCTGGGCGGCCCCGTCCCGCATCGGCGGCGCGCGCCACATCTGCCTGGAATGCGGCCGGCCCTTCGCGGCGGCCGTCAGCGGCGCCGAGTTCTGCGGGCCGGCCTGCCGCATGGTCTTCAACAACCGGCGGGCCCGGCGCGGGGCCGAGCTCTACGACCTGTTCATGGCCCTGCGCCACGACCGGGCCACGGCCACGCGGTTCAAGGTCTGGCGGCTGCTCAACCGCCTCGCGGCGATCTTCCGCGACGAGGACCGGCGGGAGCGGGACGGCCGCAAGTCCTGGCGGGACCCGGCGACGATCATCGAGCGCCGGCCGTATCTGAAGGCCGAACGACTCGTTCCCGCGCGGAGATCGGGATGACGACGCTGCCGCCGGGTCTCATTCCACGGGGCCTGACCCGCGAGCAGGCGGCGGCGTATTGCGGCTGCGAATCGCTGGCGGCCTTCGATGACTGGGTGCGCCGGGGAATCGTGCCACGGGCCATGACGGGCACAACCCGCTGGGATCGCAGAGCGATCGACCGGGCTCTTGATCGACGATCCGGCCTGCTGTCCGATCCCGGTCCGTCGATCGACGAGTGGTTGGCGGAACATGCGCGTTAGGCTCAAGGGCATCAACACCGTCCGGCGCAAACTCGCCGACGGCACGATTCGCACGCACCACTATCACCGTGCGACAGGCACGAAGCTCCCGGGCGAACCCGGCTCGGCCGAGTTCCTCGCCGCCTTCGAAGCGGCAGGCCGCACAGCCGCGCTGGCGCGCAGCGCGGGCACGGTCGCGTGGCTGATCCGCCAATATCAGGCGAGCCGGGCCTGGACGAAGAAGCTCTCCGAGACGACGCGGGAGAACGCCCAGTTCGACGTCCGAGCCTGCGAGGCGAAGTGGGGCACCACCCCGCTCAAGATCGTCGAAAATCCCCGCAGCCGGCCGGGCTTCCTGCGCTGGCACGAGCAGCTCGCCGAGGCCCATCCGCGTGCGGCCGACATGAAGCTGTCGCGGCTCGCGACGATCTTTGCCTGGGGCGTGGACCAGGGCCATCTCGCCCACAACCCGATCGCCACGTTCGAGCGCGCCTACCGCTCGGATCGATCCGAGCGGATCTGGATGCCCGAGCATGTCGCGGCTTTCGCCGCGGCGGCCACGCCGGAAATCTGGCTCGCGATGATGCTCGCGCTCCACACCGGCCAGCGGCAGGGGGATCTCCTGACGCTTTCCTGGAGCGCCTGGGACGGGCACGCGATCACGCTGCGCCAGGGTAAGAGCCGGCGGCTCGTCTTCGTCCCGGCGACGCGGGCCTTGAAGGCTGCGCTCGATGCGGCGCCGCGCCGGGCTACGACGATCCTCGTCGCAGTTCGCGGGGCACCTTGGCGCAAGCGCCGATTCCACGAGGTATGGAGCGAGACGTTCGCGGCCGCGCGAATCACGGAGGACCTGCACTTCCACGATCTCCGGGGCACGGCGGTGACGATGCTGGCCGAGGCCGGCTGCACGGTCCCGGAAATCGCGACGATCACCGGGCACAGCCAAGCACACGCACAAAAGATTCTGGATCGCTATCTCGCCCGCACGCGGAGCCTCGCCGAATCAGCGATCGCGAAGCTCGACGATCACCGTCGGAACCGGGTCGGTTTGCAAACGGACTTGCAAACGGCGTGA